TATGACCTTTCTAAGACAATCAGCAGCCAAGCTTCACAGGAATGTGTTGAAGGTTCAACGACTAATGTAAACGATCCAGAACGGATTATGAAACAACAAGAGTGCACAACATCCAATTTGGATGATGATATAGTCTAGACTTTAAAGAAATTTAAAGAATTGAAGAATAAAATGCTTCAAGATAATAAATCGGAGAAAAATAGAGATGGTCAATTAGGTATGTTACCATTTGATGCAGATATGGCTACTTTTACAATTAAAGAACGTTAAAATAAAAAAGTAAATCAACAAGATTGATATTACCAAAAGAAAAAACAAAAGCAGAAATACAAAGTCCTGAAACATTAGTGATATATGGACCACCTAAAATTGGTAAAACTACTTTATTAGCAACATTAGACAACTTCTTAATCTTAGATTTTGAGAAAGGAAGTAAAAAAATTGATGCTTTAAAGTTAGAAGTTAACGATTTAAAGGAATTAAAAGAAGCTGGTACTGAAATTATTAAAGCTGGATCACCTTATACAGGTGTAATAGCTGATACAGTTACTCAATTGGAAGATTGGTGTGAATGGGCAGGTACGGAAGATTATATGAATAGTATAATGGGAAAAGCTTTTAATAGTAAGCAAGGTCAAATATTACCTAAATCAGAATGGAAAAGTGTTTTAACTTTACCTAATGGAGCAGGTTATATTTGGCACAGAAATTCTTTTAAAGAATGGATAACAAAAATTAATAAATTGGCAAAGTATAAAATATATGTTGCACATGTTAAAGATATTTTCTTAGAAAAAGACAATGAAATGACTTCTTCAAAAGATTTAGATTTAGTAGGTAAAGACAAAAATATATTATGTGCAGGAGCTGACGCAATTGGTTATTTGTATAGAAATTCTAAAAATCCTTTAGAACTTAGAGTATCATTTAAAAATAATACTCAAGATTTAGTTGGTTCAAGATGTGCTCATTTAAGAAATCAAGATTTTGTATTAGCTGTTAACAACGAAGACGGTTCTATAGCTGAAAGCTATTGGAACAAAATTTATATTGATTAACTTAATCAAAAACACAATGACCGAAAAAGAACAAATAGAAAATTTAGCAAATGATGTTTACATTTTTTATCGTAATTTAGGAAGTGCGCAACAAAAGCATTTAACTAAATCACAAATTTTTAGAAACTTTAACTTAAACAACTCAAATTCTTCAGGTGTTTTTAAAAGATCTGAAGAATTAGGTGTTGTTTTTGCTATAAATGTTCCTAAAATGAAACAAAATGAAGTTTTTGAAAATCCTCTGTTCAAAGAAGTGATTACCAACAATTTACCACTGATAAGATTTTCAAAAAAAATGGCTTCTGTTAAAAAAGAACCAACAATAATAACAGGTTCATCACTTTCTAATGGAAAACATGGCTATTATATAGATCCTTTTCCAGATGAATTACAAAATTCAGAAAATTTACAGAAAGCATCTCTTAAAGAAATTAAAAAAGATGATGATGAACAAGAAACATTTAAATTTTAAAATTATTATCAATAGTCAGGTTAAAAGACTTTAAAACCAAACTAATATAGTAAAATATATGTCAAATTTAAATTTTAGTATTGACAGTAGTGTAAAAGAAACTACAAACAAAAGTTTATTTCCAGTAAGAATGCATGATAAATGTTTCATTACATCAGCAGGTTACAATGAAGAGTATGATTGTCTTGACATTGCCATCGAAAGTGATGAATACAAATATCGTGAAAGAATGTTTAATCCTTTAAAAAATGTTCCTACATGGACAACTTCTGAGAAAGAGCTTGCAACATTTCAATCAAGAATTAAACATTTCTTAAAAAGATTTATGACAGAAGAACAAGCTTCTATTACTGCAGATAACTTTAGAGAAATGTGTGAAAAAGCTGCTGATTTATTGCAAATTTATGCTATTGATACTAAACAGTTGATTACTGTAAAATTTGTATATGACAAAGCATTTAAATATCCACAATTACCAAAGAATCCTCGATTCTTAGCTGCTGAAGGAGAACCTGCTTTAGAATATACTAATTGGGAAAAATCAAAACAATTATTAGATACAACTTCTGAACCTGCTACTGCAGATACAGAAGATATTTTCTAAAAAAATTTGAATAATAAAGGGAGTGTGTAAAAGCACTCTCTTTTATTTTTTTTTATTAATGGTATTAAACAAAAGACAAATGTTTGATTTAACTAAAGTAAAAGATGTTGAATTAACTAAAGATAATGTACTTAAAGAAGTACATGAAAAAACTATTTTTGAATTCTATTTTGGAGAATCCATTAACTTAAACGATTCTTATAAAAATCCTTTAAGAAGTGATCCTAATCCAGGATGTAAATTCTTTATAGGAAGAAATGGAAAACTATTATTTATAGATTTTTCTAGAAAAAATTCTGTTGTAGATTGTTTTGGGTTTATTTGTAAAAAATATGACTGCGATTTATATACAGCTTTGAAAAGAATAAACACAGATTTTAGATTAACTTTAGGTACTGCTGAAGAACAGAGTTTAAAAGATTCTATTTATGAATATACCAAACCTAATTTAGATTTCTTTGAATTAACAAAAGAAAAAAAATCTGAATTACTTTGTTTAAAAAGAAAGTTTGAAAACTATGATTTAGATTATTGGCAAAATGGTTATGGTGTTACACCTGAAACATTAAAAAAATTTAATGTATTTTGTGTAAGAACTGTATTCAAAAACAATAAACCTATTTGGAGAAATTCAAAAGAAAATCCAATATATGCTTATCATTTTCCTAATGAAAACAAAAAGAAAATTTACAGACCTAAAGAAAAAGATAAACGATTTAAGTTTCTTTCTTCTGCAGGTATAGGTAAATTATATCAAGGATTTGATCAATTGCCTGATAAAGGTGATTTACTTATAATAACTAAATCTATGAAAGATGTTATGGTGTTACATGAATTTGGTTATTATGCTATTGCACCTAATGGAGAAGGTTTTCATATTGAAAATGAATTCTATGACATGTTATGTGATATATTTGATAATATAATTTTTCTATATGATAATGATATTGCAGGTGTTACAGCAGTTGTAAATTTAACAGCTCAGCTTGCAGGATCGGGATATATTCAAATTCCAAGAGATCAATTTGGTACAAAAGATATTTCTGATTATTATTATAATTATGGAGAACTTTTAACTGGTAAATTACTATTTAACTTAATAGGAGCATAATGAAAACAAGCGAAAAATTAAAAAACTATATTGAAGAAGTATGGTTACAGAAATTAACACCTTTTCTTGATTCAAAAAGAATGGATGTTGTATTAGAATACTTAAAAATAAAAAAGAATGCTGGTAAAATTATTTTTCCTGCACAAAAAGATATTTTTAATGCGTTTAAATACACACCTTTTGATAAAGTAAAAGTTGTTATCCTTGCGCAAGACCCGTATCCATCACCTGGATTAGCAGATGGTTTAGCTTTTAGTTCAGGTATTCCAACAACATGTCCTGCATCATTACGAAATATTTTGAAAGAAGTAGAAGATGATGTTTATAGAGGTCTTTCTTTAGAAAGAACTTCTGACTACAGTTTAAAAAACTGGGCTGAACAAGGAGTATTATTAATTAATACTGCATTAACTGTTGAATTATTAACTCCAGGATCACATGTTAACTTATGGAATGAATTCACAATAAATGTAATAAATATTTTAAATAAAGAAAAAGATAATCTTATTTTCTTATTATGGGGAAAAGATGCAGCTTTTTTTGAAGTATACATTGATGTTCATAAACATTACATTTTGCAAAGTGCCCATCCTTCACCTTTAGCAAGAAATGCAGCTAATCCTTTTCATGGGTGTAATCATTTTTCTAAAACCAATTTAATTTTAGAAGAACAATTAAAAACAACACCTATTGAGTGGTAAAATTAAACAATCATTAAATAAAAATTATGGAAAAAACTGTCTTATTATTTGCATATGGTACTCTTATGAGTGGATATGGAAATAATCATTATTTAAGAAATCAAAAATTAATAGGTTCAGGTACAACTGATGAAAAGTATACAATGTATGCTTCAGGAATACCTTTTATTAATGAAGAAAAACAAACTTCACAAATTCATGGTGAATTATGGGAAGTTAATATTAACGCTTTACCTGCTATTGATGCCCTTGAAGGTCATCCTCATTGGTATCAAAGAAAACAAATTCCAGTAACTATTAACGGAGAAAAATATACAGCATGGTTGTATTTTAATAACGAAAATGGTGGAAAAATTGTTGAAAGTGGAAATTATAGAACTTATTACATAAAAGAAAGATCATTACAACATGGCTAAATTACAAAAAAAGTCCGTAAAAAAATCTACAGCAACTGTAGTTAAGAAATCTGTTAAACAGGTAAAAAAAGTATCTTCTGGATATTATGCTCAAATTAGAAGCAGACATCCAAGTCACAGTGTTGTTAGAAATAAAATTAAATTACCTTTTAGAACAGTAATTCGATTTGGTTCAACAACTGAATTAGAAGACACAATTGACAAAGGTGGTGGCAGAATTGAAATCAATACTGTTGAAGCTATCAAAAATTCAGCTTCTAAATTAAGAATGAAAAATTGTTTTACATTGAAAAATGTAAAAACTGCTGATTGGTATTATGTGAGAAAGAATAATTTTTATCATATAAAAAATCACAACAATCAAATTCAAGAAGTTGTTATTGCTGTTGAAAATTTACCATATCCAATAGTAGCCAAACATCATTTTGGCTCAAGAGGTAATGGAAATTATCTTTTGAATTCTCAACAAGAATTACAAGCTTGGATGAAAGGTAAAGATTTATCTAATTATCTTTTTGAAAAATTCTATAACTATGTTAGAGAGTACAGAGTACATGTTTCTGCCAATGGTTGTTTTTATACCTGTAGAAAGATGTTAAAATCTGATATTCCTAAAGAAGATAGATGGTTCAGAAATGATTCTAATTCTGTTTGGATTTTAGAAGAAAATCCTTTGTTTGATAGACCTGCAAACTGGACTAAAATTGTTGAAGAATCTGTAAAAGCATTAAAAGCTACAGGTTTAGATTTTGGAGCATGTGATGTAAGAGTTCAATCGTCAAAAACAGAAAAAGGTAAAAAAAGAGAAGAAATTGATTTCATTATTGTAGAAATTAATTCTGCACCTTCTTTCGGAGATATTACTGCAGAAAAATATTTACAAGAATTACCTAAAATTGCTCACTTAAAAAAGAATAAATAATGGCTTTAAAAGGCTTTGGCGAAAATAGAAAAATTTATGTGGTTGGTGGATCAACTGGCTACGCAAGTTGGATGAGAGGACATTTAGTTTCTACAATAGAAGAAGCTAATTTAGTTGTATTTACTGGAGGACAAGATGTTTGTCCTTTAGTATACAACCAAACCGATATTCATCCTAAAACTTATTATACTCTAGAAAGAGATAATTACGAAATATTAGCTTATAACAAAGCTTTAAAATTAGGTAAAAAGATGATTGGAATTTGTCGTGGTCATCAATTATTGAGTGTTTTAAATGGAACAACCTTAATTCAAGACCAACCAAATCCAGGAAATCATTTTATGATTACTTATAAAGGCGAGAGTATTTTGATTAATTCTTTACATCATCAAGCTGTATATCCCTTTGATTTACCTAAAGAAGAGTATTTAATTTTAGGATATACGAATAATATTTTGAAACATCATCATAATGGTAAATCAGAAGAAATGCATCCTAAAGTAGAAGTAGAAGCAATTTATTTTCCAAAAACAAATTGTTTAGGTATTCAATGTCATCCAGAAATGATGGCATATCAACCTTCATTATTTACTGATGCTTTAAACTTCTTTAATTTAACTTTAAATAGATTTATGATGGATCTTTTATTTTTTAAAGAAGAAAAAAAAGTAGAACAAGTAGAAACCGTCTAAAAAACAATTATTAAAATAAAACAAAAAACATTATGAATGATATTACTTTTTTATTTAGCAACAATGTTAAATCTATATTACTTATTTATTTTTTAACATATTGCTTATTATCATTATTTTTTAAACCTGATAAATCTCGTATTTATTGTGGTGTTTTTGCTTTTTGTGGACCTACTACTTTAACTAAAGGCACTTATGCAATGATTTTATCTAACATAAAACTTTTAGGTGTTTTAAATGATAGTAGAGGCGGCGATAATGCAGGAATATTGATTAACAATGAAGTCCTTCATACAAAAGGAACAGATTGGAAATTTTCTGAATTAATACAACGAGAAACTTTAGAAAATCCAGATCCACAATATTCTACTGTAATAATAGGTCATTGTAGAAAAGCTTCTGTTGGAGGAAGAGATCATAAATATGCACATCCTTTTGAAATTTATCAAAATGATAACGACAACGATTTCTTTATGGCAGGTGTTCATAATGGCACTATCTCTAATTGGGAAAAATTAGCAGAAAATTATGCTATTGATGCTAAGCAAATAGGTAATGACAGTAAAACTCTTTTAACTATTTTGTCAAGACAAAGAAACTTAAAGAGAAAACAACCTATTTTTAGAGTTTTAGAACAGTATGAAGGATATGGTGTTTTTATCTGGTATTTTCCAGATGAACCAAACACTATGTATGTTTTCAAAGGAGGTTCTTATAAATCTGAATATGATAAAACATTGTATGAAGAAAGACCATTATATTATTATGAATGTCCTATAACAAAAGGTATTTATTTTAGTAGTATTACAGATCCTTTAAAAATGATTTCAACTGATAAATCTAAAGTTGAACAATTACCTGTAAATGTAGTTTATAAAATTACAGATGGTAAATTTGTTAAAAAAGATGAAGTAATAATAAACAGAGAAGATTTAGTAAATTATACATCTTATTCTAAGAAACACAAAGTAACAGGTTTTGGTCATCAAAAAGCTTTATATGAAGAATGTGGAGAAGATGATTATACTTATGGTTACAACAATCCTTCACCTGTAAACAGAATGATTGATGTAGCTGCCGAAAAGATTTTCAACTCCTCTTCGGAAAGTAAAAAAGAAGAAAAAAAGGAAGAGAAACCGTTTCAAAAAGTATTAAATTCTGCTTCTAATTATTCATCGTCTAAGTTTGACCATCCTTCAAAATCTCTTAGTACTTTAGCTAAAGAAGGTTTGATTTATCGTTCTGATGGACTTTATTATTATAAAGGAAGATTAATGAATGGCTCTTTTGTAATTGACAAAATTGCTTATAAATGTTTTCCAATTAATGATCCAGTAGTACAAAAAGAATTGCGAGACAAACCTTTCAATTATGAAACTAAACATTTCTTTAATGGTTATATGTTAAAAAATAGTGCAGCTTTGGATAAATTGTCAACAATGTTAATGACTTGTGAAAAATTAAATTTAGATTGGAAAACAGATAAAACAGATGATTATTTGTCACATTATTGTAGCCAACCTGTTCCAGGAATCAATGATAAAACAACATATTATATTAATGGTTTAAAAGCTGGTTTTAGAGTAGAAAAACCACCTTATAGTGATAATAAAAATTATGTTTTTGAAAAAGGTGCTTTAACTGAAGTATTGTCTGTGAAAACAAAAGAATATCCAGAAAAAACTCCGACTGTTAATTTTATTATTAAAGATCCAAAAGAGATTGGAGCTGCTGCAAAAGAATTGAATATTCCTTTCAAAAAAGAAAATTCTGCTTTTGAAGATAAATCAAGACCTTTTGCTCTTGTTGATGCTGAAATAATACAAGAATTTGACTCTAGAAATTCTGAATACAAAGAACCTATTATAGGTGCTGAAGATGCTTATATTATAGATGCAGGAGAAGAAGAAATTCTGGAAATGTATAATGCATTATTAGAAAAATGTAAAGAACAACAAGAATATATAAAATCTTTTGTTGAAAAAAAGTTAATATCTGAAAATGGTTTATTATCTGGAATATTTATGAACTTCTTTCATGATGGAATTGAAAGTTGTTTAATTAATCCTGCAGGTGGTAAAGATATTAAAGAATATTATAAAAAAGAAGGCAAAGACTTAGTTTATACAGGTCTTAAAGAAAAAGAAGAAACTTTTGAACTTTTTTAAAATGAGTAAAGAAAAAAAAGAAAAATTGAAAACTGTTACCACTGTAAGTGGTAAAACAGTTGATATTAAAAACGCATGTCTTATAGACAAAGAATATTACGAAAAACATGTAGATTGTGTACCTATTTTGGAAAACAGTATTGAAAAATGGTATGCTACTTTTAATCCAAAAATAGCATATGATTTTATTTCTAAAAAATGGGTATTGTCTTCTGAATTTGAAAAAAATCTTTCACCAAATTTAAGAAAATTTTTAATTGGTTTTCATCAAGATAATTTAAAGAAAAGAATATATGGTTGGGATAACAAAAATAATTTATTAAATGTTTCTGTTAAATCTCATTATAACGATGATTCTAAGAATTTAAAATCATATGAAAAAGAACTTGAAAAGTATAAAAAAGCTCTTTTAGAAAAACAAGGTCGCTTAGAAGAAGAAAGTATTTTTCGTAATTTTTATGGAAGATTTATATCTTTTTTATCTAAATTAAGATATTATGTTCAAGTTATGGAAAAATCTTATGATATTGATGCTTGTCAACAAAAAGAGTTTGTAAAAATTATTAATGAAGTTGATAATTTCATAAATTCTTCTTCAGAAGTTCATGACACATTTGCTGATTTTGATTATTGTTACAAACTTTATGTTGATACTAATCAACCAAAAGTAGAAAATTCTACTTTAGAAAAATTATCATATGAAGTTTTACAAAAAAATGAACATTTGAAAAAAGTATTTAAATTGTTTATTGATAGTATAGGTGTAATAAAAAGCATTGAAAAAGAAATTCAACAATGTGAGTTATATATCCGAGATTATCAAGCAGCAATAGATGATATTGCCAAAAAAGGATGTTTTTCGGCTAAATGTAGAACTAAAGAAGAGGCAGTAGAATTAGGTTTCACAGATTCTAACAAATCTGATGATATGTACTTTAAAAATAACTTAACAAAAGATCAATTAAAAGATTTAAAAGAATCTTTTCCTGTCTTTTCTGAAGGTGTTTATAGAAATATAAAAATAAACTACAATGCGTCTGCTGAAGCAAGTACATTTGGTAAAATTCTTAATGAATATCATCTTTTAGAACCTATTCGTAAAATAAATAAAGAGAGTTACAAATTAGCAAAACTTTTAAAAGGTTTATCCTTTGGAATTGAGTTTGAAACTTCTTGTGGAAGATTACGTGAACAGGACCTAAGTATTTTAGGAATTATTCCTTTGAGAGATGGTTCAATTAAAGGTTTTGAATATACTACTATTCCTTATGGAATGAAGGATTCATCTTTAAAAGAAACTGATTTTAGAGCTTTAGGTAAAGATTTAAATACTTTAAAGAAAGTTTGTGAGGAATTGCAGAACAAAACAAAAATAAATAATTCTTGTAGTACGCATTTACATATTGGAGGAGCCAGAAAAGATAAACTCTATCTGATTGCTTTATATATGTTAGCATATCAATTACAAGATGAAATGTTTTTAATGCAACCTAAATTCAAAGAAGATTCTATTAAATATTTAGGACTTCATAAAAACTACTGTCAGAAATTAAATCATTTAGATTTATTTAAAAATTGTATTTTTGATAAAAGTTCTATTTTGAAAAGTAACTATTGTGATAATGTTGATTTACATTTCAACAACATTTTTAAATTTTTATCAGGTGGATATGATATAGGTTCTAAATTTAATAGAAAAAATCATGTCCATCCTTATCAAAGAAAATGGGAAAGAATGGCTCGTTATCATTGGGTTAATCTTGTTAATTGTGTCTTTAGTGATTCAGGTACAATTGAATTTAGATTACATGCTTCTACATTAAATTTTACAAAAGTTTTGAATTGGATATTAATTTGTTCAGCTATTGTGAAATATGCTGAAACACATACTAAAGAAATAGTTTCTGGATCACTTGGTAAAATTGATTTAAATACTATTTTATTAGGATATTCAAATAATTTTAGAGATAAAAAAACTGTAAATTCTTATGGTTTATTTATTTATAATTATTTAACAGCTTATGTAAAAGAAAGAAAAAATTATTTTAAAGAACAATTTCAAAAAGGAGAAATTGATGGAAGTGATGATTTGAAAAAAGATTCATCCTACAGTTTTGATTTTAATGGTATTGATTCTTTAATTTCTAATTAAAATAAAACTTAAATGTTTTAAATTTGTCTGGTAAAAAAAACAGAAACGCAGGACACACTTTTGAACGATTTTGGGCAAAAACCTTTAGAGATGCAGGTTACATTTATTGTAAAACAACTCGACAGGCTAGTAGGTTATTAGATTCTTGTAAAGTTGATTTAGCTTTTATTCCTTATAATTTTCAATGTAAGAAAGTATTAGCAAGTATTAATTATAAAGAATTAATTTTGTCTATTAAAAAATCTTTAAAAGAAAACATTCCGGAAGAAGATTTAATACACGATTATCCTATTGTCATAGCACATAAAAGAGGTAAGACTCCAGAAGATCATTTGATTATTATGGAAGCTTCCTCTTTTATTGATATGATGCATAAGATAAGAGAGTATGAAATTATTCAAAATGAAACAATGAAACAAAAAAAGAAGAATGCAGAAAATTCAAAAATACTATAGTAGTCCTAGAATTTCTCAAAGTGCTTTAAAAGATTTAGCTTATCACCCTTTATATTATAAAGCAAAGCATATTGATAAAAAACTTAGTGAAGAGTATGGTGATGAAGCTGAACATTTTTTAATAGGTTCTTTGGCAGAATGTATTCTTTTAACACCTGAGTATATTGAACAAATGTATGCAATTCGTACTTTTGAATTAAGCCCACAAATAAGAAAATTTGTTGATTATATTGTTAAAAATAAAATTGATTATTCAAATTATGATATTTTGTTTGATATAGGCAAATCTTTAAGTTTGTTTGGAAATATAAAAAGTATTGATACTTTTAAAAACACTCTTGAAAAAGAAAAGTTTGAAGAAGCTGTATATTTTTATGAACAAAACAGTGGTAAAAGCATTGTCACAGAAGAATTGTATAATAAAGCAGCAGAGATTTCTAATTCTTTTTTACATTCTCCTTTAACAACACAATATTTCACTCAAGGTCCTAATGTTGAAATATTAACATCTTTAGATATTTATTGGTTTTATGAAAAAGTTGCTTGTAAATCTTTACTAGATTTTGTTCGTATAAATCATAGTAATAGAACTATTACTATAAATGATTTAAAAACAACAAGAACACCTGTTTCAGATTTTATATCAACTGTTATTAAATACAGGTATGATATTCAAGCTGCTTTTTACATGGATGCTTTTAAATGGTGGGTACAAAATATAAGAACTGATTTAGCAGATTACGAAATTCTAGGATTTAGTTTTTTTGTTGAATCAACTAATAATATTGGTTCACCTTTAATATATCATGTTCCAAAATCAACTATTTATATAGGTAAGTATGGTGCAGATATTATCAACAATGGTGTTAAAAAAACTTTAATAGGTTTTGATGAACTTATTACAAATTTTAAATGGCATATGGAAAATAATACTTGGTCTTATACTAAAAAACAATATGAAAATAAAGGTATAATAGATATTAATATTGAAACATGTTAGCGAAATAGTTGAAAAATACTCTAAGAAAAGGCTGACAAGATCAACTAAATATTTATTTCCTTTACTTTATGATGGTTTTAATGTAATTGCTTCAAACGTTACCACTTTACAACAAAATGGTTTTGAAATGGTAAATTTATATATTGGAGATTGGGAAAAACATGATAATTCTAATTTTGAAAATAATCTTAATAAAATATTTATGTTACTTTATGTACAAGATTTTGAGAATGATAATTTTAAACTCTTTTTTGAAGATGTTAAACATCATTCTTTATATTTTGAATATTATAATGTAGATGTTAATTATATAATGATTGTCTTTAAATTAGATGAAGATGGTTCTAGTATTTACAGAAATTTTCGCAGAGGCGAATATAGTAAATTTCCAGAAAAGTATAAAAATATTTTTCAAAATAGTTTTGAAGCACCTTTAAATTCAGCATATAATGTGATTATAAAAAATCCATTATTGCGCCATAAATTAGAACAAGATTTAGATATTCAATTACCTATAAATGCTGAACTTGATGATAAACCTTATTTAAACGAAGAAATTTTTCGATATGATAACAACTAATGAAAATAAAAATGAACAATTTAAAGAAATTGTAGACAAAGCTAAAAGAGTTTCTTTTATAATTGTTATTACAAAAGGTGAAATAAATGTACAAACATCAGGTGCTCCAATGGAATACTTAATTATTAACGAAGATTCTCAATCAATGGTTATCAAAAAAGTTAAAGATGTTTTTATGCTTATTCCTTTTATTGTTCAAGACTACATTAAAAAATGGCAAAAGAAGCTATAAAAGAAAATTTAAATAAATTATCATTTGTTGATATACCTATTGAAGCAGTTGAAGCTCTTGCAAAAGTTTTTCAAACTTCTAAAAATTCAGGCAAATATCCAAGAGATAATCATTTTAAACCTATTAAAAATACTGAACTTATTGATGCTATCTTTAGACATTTAATTGAAGTCATAAAAGGTAATGATATGGATAATAGTGGTAATAGCCATTATTCACATATCATGGCAAATGCTGCAATGCTTCAATATCATTTTGAAAAAGGTAGTTTAATAGAAAACCGTTGTAAATTTTTAAACAATGTTAAAAAATCACAAAAACGTGTATTGGACAGAAACAAGAAAAAAACAAGATGAAGAAAATAAAAAAAGATTGACAGATTTACAAAACAAAATAAGAAATAAAATATCATCAGAAGCAGAACAAAAAGAAGTTGTAATTCCAAAAAATGTTTTTTATGACGAAGAACTAATAGATGATGTCTCTACTGGAAAACAAAAAGCTATCAAAAGTATGGAACAAAAAGTTGTTGATCAATTCAATGATAGATATTTTAATTCTACAAAACTGGTTGAACAAAAAGTTAATGAAGCATTTGCTAATACTTTAGTTCAAGAAGCACAAACAATTGTACATCCAAGTTTAGTGGAAAAAATGAAAAATTATAGTTATAGATTTGTTTCTAAAACATATCCCGAAGCAACTTCTTATAATAATCTTACTCCTGTTTTTGTTGATCCTTTAGTATATCCTCATGAGTCTTTTTTAAGTGCTTTTACAGGAATGAGATTTGTATCTTTTGATAATCCAGAAAGAAAACAATTTCAAAAAGAATGGTTAATAATAAGAAGTTTTGATGAATTTGTTACTATTATCCCTGAACTTTTTGGAACTTTTGAACAACCTACTAGAATTCCACTTGCACTATCTTTGTGTTTTTTCTTTGAAGCTGCTTCAATACCAAGACAGCTTTTGACTTCTCATGAAGAAGAAGATCCTGAAATGTATCAATACGAACAAGATCTTATTGATAAAAAATCAAAACAGAGATATAAGCCAAAAAATGATGAAAAAACTGGACTTGATTGTTTTCACTGGTTAGTTGAAAATAATTATGTTCCTGAATTCGTAAATCTTCATGATTTTAATTCTCGTAATCTTGAAAATACCAGAGAATTGCGAGCATTATTTTCAAAATGGCAAGAAAAAAATAACGTTCTTCCTAAAGTACAAGAACATTGGTTTTAATCATTAAAACATTAAAATGAAAATTACTTTTAAAAATTTTAAAACTCAATTTGGTTTATTAGTTAATGAATACAGAAGAATATTATCAGATGATTATAAAGATCATGTATTACATTTAACAAATCAATTAGATTTCAGTATAATTTCTAAAAATATTAGTGAGAAAAAAGTGTGGACAATTTGTAAAGGTAGTAATGAATCACTTCATGCAATTCCTGGAAAACATACACATTTAAACCATGTAGGATTTTTTGTAACAGAAAAACCTTATTCAACTCATCAATATGAAACTCTCAAGATTATAATTAATCCAGGTTACGAAGATATAAAAGCAACTGATGTAAGTTATTTAAAACTTATAAAAGAACAGCTTGAAAAAAAAGAAATACCTTTTTTAAATACTGAGAGTTTTGACAGACTTATATTTAATTTATCCAAAAAGTTTTAAAATGTTATTAAAATAAAGCAAAATAGCTTTTAAAAAATTGGTACAAAAAAAGAAAATTAATTGGGGAGAAATAGGATACATTGTATTTAAGAGAACTTACGCAAGAAAACTTAAAGAAAATGATCCTAACTCAAAAACAGAAGAGTTTGAAGATGTTGTAGAACGAGAAATCGAAGCATCAGACAAACAATTAAAAGTAGGATTTACTGAACAAGAAAAAGAAAGATACAGAGAATTACGAAAGGATTTAAAGTGGTCCACTGCTGGTAGGTTTATGTGGCAATTAGGTACAAAAACAGTTGATAAATTAGGTTTACCTTCTTTACAAAATTGTGCTTTTACTATTGTTAATGAACCTATCAGACCTTTTACTTGGACATTTGAACTACTTATGTTAGGCGCAGGTAAATAACAATGCCCCTTTGTATGGTAACATACAATTGAACTCAGAATATCGGTGAAACTCCTAGATAGGACAATACCGAGGGATAGATTAATTAATTTAAAAACAAAATAATGTTTACTAAAAAAGAATTGAAATTAATTGAAGAAGCTTTATTAGCTTATGGTATAGAACCAGAAGAAACTAAAATTTATTCTAAAATAGATAAATTAATTAATAAGCCTGTAGAGACTACCAATGAGCAACCTTTATATGATAATTTAAAAGAATGGTTTGAAGATTCATTAGAAGAAGATAAAGATTATCCAAATTGGAAAAAAATACATACACATATTATTAGATGTTCTAATAATATTGTAAATTTCCAATTTAAAGGATTTGAATTAGTTCTTTTACCTGATGGGAAATACATTCTTGGAGATACTAGTGGAGGCTGATAGTATAGTCCGATCTGCAACTATATATGAAATTGCAGTTAACATTTGGTTGGCTATAACATACAAAAACAACATGTCTATCAGTTACCCAAACTGAAAAACAAAATTAAAATTGAACATAAAGAAGACAATGATGTAGATTTTATTGTACCTGATAACAGGGAAGGATGGGTTAAATTACTTGGAAAAGTATTGAAAGCTCATTTCTATTCTGGAGAAGGGTTTACATATACTACACATTGTGTTCGTAAGAAAGGTGCTCCAATAAAAGGATTTGGAGGAACTGCTTCAGGTCCAGAAGAACTACTATGGGGAATTGATGAAATTCATAATATTCTTAATTCTAGGTCAGGTAAAAAACTTAGACCTATTGATTGTTTAGATATTATGAATATAATTGGTTTTATTGTAGTATCTGGAAATGTAAGACGTTCTGCGCAAATTGCTATTGGTGATTATGATGATAAAGAATTCTTAATGGCTAAAAGATGGGATTTATATTCTATTCCTAAATGGCGATCAATGAGTAATAATTCTGTTGTTGCACCTGATAATATAGATGACTTAACTGAAGAGTTTTGGCAAACATATGAACAAGGAGAACCTTATGGATTAATAAATATTGAGCTATCAAAGAAGATAGGTAGAACAGGAGAAACACAATATCCTGATCCAGATGTAGAAGGATTTAATCCTTGTGCAGAACAATCTTTAGCTGACAAAGAAACTTGTTGCCTAGGTGAAATATTTTTACCTAATATTGAATCTTATGATGAACTTCTCGAATGTTTATCTTTTTCTTATCGAATGAATAAACACTCTCTTGCACTACACTGTAGTATTAAAGAGACAGAGACAATTGTTCACAAAAACATGAGAATGGGTATAGGTGTAACAGGATACTTACAAGCAACTGAAGAACAAAAATCATGGTTATTTGATGCCTATGTATGGTTAAGAGAATATGATAAAAATTATTCAGATGCTCATGGTTTTCCAATTAGTATTAAACTTACTACTTGTAAACCATCAGGTACTTTATCATTATTGCCAGGTGTAACTCCTGGTGTACATCCAAATCCTGCAGGACCTTATTATATAAGAAGAGTTAGAATTGCATCTAATTCTCCTTTAATACAAACATGTAAAGACCATGGTTATCATACAGAGTATCAGGTAAATTTTGATGGAAGTTTAGATAGATCAACTATTGTTGTATCTTTTCCATGTAAAGTTCCTGAAACTACACCTATTGCATCTGGTTTTAGTTGGGTTCAACAACTTGACAATGTAAGAAGATTGCAAAAAGAGTGGTCTGATAATTCTGTAAGTTGTACTGTATATTATAATAAGGAAGATATTCCTGGAATAAAAGGATATCTTGCTCGACACTTTAAGGATGAAATGAAAACTGTTTCATTCCTATTGCAAACAGGACACGGATTCAAACAAGCGCCATTTGAAACTATATCTAAAGAACAATATTTAGAAATGTCTGCTAATGTTAAACCTATAACATCAGTAAATATTTCAGAATCAGATATGGAATTAAATGATTGTGATAATGGATCTTGTCCAATTAAATAATGCTCATGAGAGGATTTCAATGTCATTATTATTTGAAAGATAAAAATGGTAATTTAAGTAATAATTATGATTGGATTCATCCTTATACTAAATTATCACAAATTGCTGTTATTAGTCAAGCCTGCTGGAGTTCTGTATCTAGACTTCCAGCAGGTTCTTTCATTTATATAGATAATTATAAAACTGAAAAAACAAAAGATAATATTAAGTCTTTAATAGATTTAATAAACGAAATAACACCTTGTAGTATTGTTAAAATTAAAGACAAAGATTATATAGAATATAAGCTTTTAAAACATTATAATCAAAACTTGATTCTTTTAAATTTTATAAGAAACTTATGGAATCATCCTGGTGTGTCTCATACTGAAGGAGCACAAGAACTTCCTCTTCCAAAGTATATTGATATATTTTTTGATGAACTCAAAAAATCTAAATATAAAGACCCTTTACAAAAATTAACAGATGCAAATAAAAAAGCATGTGTTGATTACCGTGAATGCAATTATGGTTTAGGACATTCTAATGTTCATACAGCTAAAGATTTAAAAATTAAACATAGTACATCTTTATTAACATCCATACCTTCTTCAACAAGAGACTTTTTAATTACACAATAAAATAAAATTAATGGCAGGAATAAGAGCAATTAATACACAATTAAAAACAAATTTCGCAAAAGATTCGTTAAGAATGGAAGGTCTTTTAAAAAAAAGACAAGAAACATTAGAACAATTTTTAATAAATTTTTTTAATGTTCATAACAATAACAAAAATACCCTTTTTGCAGAAACAAAAGAAATACAAACTATTCCAGGTAAAAGAAGAAGTATAGGAGATATTTATGCAATTTGTAAATATTATTATCCTACTTGTACTATAAGAGATGTTGTAAATATTGTGTATAATGTATTACCTACAGAAGTACCAAGATTTAGAAGCTCTCTTTGTAATCAAATTAAAAAAAGAGTATTTTACCAAGGAACAGAAGATCAACAAAGTGCAATGTATAATACATCAAATCCTGATGAATTTGGTTTCACAATTGAAGATTGGAAAAATTTATAAAATAAAAAAATTAATAAATTAAAAATGGCTAATATAGTATTAAAAAATATTAAAATAGGTGATAAATTTAGAATTGTTGGAAACAGATTACAAACTCAAGGTTATTATGAATTTGCTCCAGGAACAATAGTTCAAGTAGTTTATAGAAGTAGTGCTTCTATACAAATAACTCAAATACCTAATTCAGCAGGATATACAGGTAGACAAGCTTCAATTGTTCTATCAGATTTATCACCTTTATCAATAAGTAAAGAAGACTTACAAAAAGAATTACTTAAATTAGAGGAACAAAAGGAAGACATTCAAAACAAAATTGATTGGATTACTGAAACAGGTTCAGAAGAATATGATGAAACTGAAGTTAAAGTTTGGACAACATTAAAAACTTTAGATGATAAAAAATTATCGCCTTTAGAGAAATCTAAATTAATTGCAAAACTTATTAAAGAAGGTTAATTATGCCTATTAATACAAAATGGTTTGATATTTTTCTTAATTTAACAAATAAACAAAATGAAAAAAACAATGTCTCCAAAAGCAAAAGTAGAAGAAGCTGTTTTAAATTGTTACCCTGAAAATCTAATACAATGAATAAAGATGAATATGTAATTATTAATAAATCTAAACTTCTAAAAAGAATAGAAGAGTTGGAAGAAGAACAAAAACAAATTAATGAAGAAAAAGAACCAATTTCTTTAAATATTAATTTAAAAAAACAAATTTTAATAAGAGAAATCCTATCTCAATCAACTCCTTTAATTCCTGAAGTTGAAAAATTGATAGTTATGTCTTCTATTTCTAATATAGATTTTTTACCTGACAGGGTTGAAAAAATAAAGCAAGACTACATTTCAAACTTAAAACTTAATATATAATGGCACAAACGAAAAAACAACAAGACGAAGTTAAAAAAGCAATGCAACAAAATCCTCCTGAAGTTTGGCATCCTGATAAATTTTTATTTTCAATACAAGGATGTCCAGGATATAAAGGTTATGTACCTAAAAATTTAGGACACGAAGTTTGTCAATATTGTGGAAAAATATATTATTATCACTAATGAAAAACTTAATAATAGGATTCTGTATAGAATGTATTAGTCTTTATCAATTTATTAGAGAAGGAATACAAAGAAGAAATAATGTGCGTAATGCACGAAGAAGTAAGCATTCATAATGGTGTTTATTTTAATGATGATTGGACAAGGAGTGGGAAACTACTCCTTGTTTTTTTTAAACTTAAAATTATGAAAATATTTTTAGATGATATAAGAAATCCACAAGATTGTGTTAAATATAT